TGCAGCGCCTGTTCGGCTACGCCATGACGGGCCTGGTGACGGAGAAGGTCTTCCCGGTCCTGTACGGCCGCACGGGGTGGAACGGCCGCAGCCTGATCGTCGAGACGATCTCGAAGATCCTGGGCGACATGGCCGGCCCGATCGCCGCCGAGATGCTGCTCTCTACGAAGTACACGAAGAACGCCGCGGGCCCCTCGCCGGACATCATGAGCCTCAAGGGGATCCGGATGGCCTTCGCCTCCGAGGTGGACGAGGGCCATCGCTTCAGCGCGTCGAAGATCAAGTGGCTCACGGGGAAGGACTCGCTCGTCGGCCGCAACCCGCACGACAAATACCAGACCCGCTTCAACCCGACGCACAAGCTCTTCCTGATGACTAACACGCAGCCCCAGGCCCCGCCGAACGACAAGGCCTTCTGGGAGCGGCTGCACCTGATCCCCTTCACCATCAGCTTCGTGACCCGGGATCCCCAGGAGAGCTACGAGCGGCCGGCCATCAAGGACCTGGACCAGCAGGTCTTGAAGGAGGCCCCGGGGATCCTGGCGTGGCTCGTGCGCGGCTGCCTTCTCTACCAGAAGCACGGCCTCAAGCCGCCCAAGGAGGTCACGGAGGCCACCGAGCTGTACCGCCGCAACGAGGATCTCCTGGCCGACTTCATCGACGAGTGCTGCGTCCGCGAGCCCGGGGCCAAGGCGAAGAGCTCGTCGCTCTACGCCCGCTTCGTGGACTGGTATCACGACAACATCGGCAAGAACGAGCCCAGCGGCACCTGGTTCGGAAAGCAGCTCTCGCAGAAGTACGAGAAGAACAAGAGTGAGGGCGTCGTCATGTACCACGGGATCGCCCTGGCAGGCGATCAGGGAGGGTTGGAGGGTTAATATGCGTATTCCTATGTTTTTTGAAAAATCGAAGAAAAAAGAAAATATGGACAAAAACGCTCCCTGTATCTACAACCCTCCCCGACCCTCCGGAAACCATCCCCGTTTTCGGTCCGATGCCGGGCAGGGTTCAACGTGCCGGTTTCATTCGGGGATCGACGTAGACGGTCTGGCCGGAAATTCGTCAAGGGAGGGTTGGAGCGTTTTCCAACCTTTTCCCCGGCTAACTACTTTCAAAAAAGTCTCGTGCGTTTAAATAGTGCAAAAACTATCAAACCCTCCCTAAAGGCCACTTTCCAGGGGGGAACCATAAACTAAGATCATTATAATTGGAATGAAATTGAATAGTTATAGAAAAGGAAAAAAGAGGGAGGGTTTGAAAGGGGCGAGTCGATGAAGAACGTCCTCGACATGGCCGGCTCCCAGGTGCAGCTGCGCAAGGCCGCGGGCACCCACGGCGGCGAGTGGCAGGGCCCCTGCCCGGGCTGCGGCGGGAAGGACCGCTTCCACGTCTGGCCGAACCAGCGCGAGGGCGGCAGCTACTGGTGCCGCGGCTGCGACAAGGCCGGGGACAACATCCAGTTCCTGATCGACTTCGAGGGCATGACCTTCCGGCAGGCCTGCGACGAGCTCCGGATCGACATCCCCGAGCGGCCCTCCGGGTGGCGCCCCGACGCGCCCAGGACGAAGCCAGCGTTCAGCCCGGAGGCCTCCGCGGCGCCGGGCGATCTCTGGCAGGAGCGGGCCGGGAAGTTCATCTCCTGGGCCAGGGGAAACCTCGAGAAGAACGCCGAGGCCCTCGCCTGGCTGGCGGCCCGGGGGATCGGCGCGGCTGCCGCCGCGGACTACAGCCTGGGGTGGAACCCGGGGGAGAACGGGAAGGACATCTACCGGGCCCGCAGCGCCTGGGGCCTCAACCCCGAATATCGCGAGGACGGCAAGCCCAAGGCGCTCTGGATCCCCGCGGGGCTCGTGATCCCCTACATCCGCGACGGGGTGGTGCACAGGATCCGGATCCGCCGCCAGGAGGCCGACCGGCGCTACGTCGTCCTGCCGGGATCCTCGAAGGCCGTCATGCTGCTCGGCCGCGAGCGGCGGGCCTTCGTGGTCGTCGAGAGCGAGCTGGACGCCATCGCCGTGATGGCCAACAACGCGCTCGCCGGCGCCGTGGGGCTGGGCTCCGTCAGCGCCAAGCCCGACGCCGAGGCCTGCGAGGTCCTCCGCGGGGCCCTGCAGATCCTCGTCTCGATCGACTACGACGAGCCCGGCGCGAAGGCCACGGCCTGGTGGAAGGACACCTTCTCCCGCTGCGACCGCTGGCCCGTGCCCCAGGGGAAGGACCCCGGGGAGGCGTTCGCGATGGGGACAGACCTTGAACGGTGGATCCGGGCGGGGCTGCCGCCGGCGCTGACGATCGGCGAGTCGGAGGCCAGGCGGGCCCCCGCCCCGGCGCCGAAGGCCGAGGAGGAGCTGCTGCGCAGCGAGACGCCGGCGCCCCTGCTCGAGCTGCGCGAGCTGCTGCGCAAGAACCCGGGCGTGCGGATCATCAACACGCCGGAGCGCTTCACGGTGCTGCGCGACGGCAAGTACGTGGGCGGGCGGATCAACCGCCTGGTCTTCCACGAGCCGCTGGTGCGGGACTACCTGCTTGCGCACCCGGCCGGCGAGATCGGATGGGAAAACCTGATTCCATGAGCGAGGACGCCAGCCAGGACGAAAAAACCTTCGCCACCGTCGACGAGGTCCTCGAGTACCTGGACGCCGGGGGCTGGGTCGCCAAGTCGGCCACCGTCTACCGGCACCGCAAGCAGGGCAAGTTCCTGCCGCAGGACAGCGGGCAGTTCCGCCAGAAGGACGTCGACCGCTACGCCCGCACTTGGCTGAAGCGCCAGTCCACGGGCCGCAAGGTGAAGGACCGGCTCGACGAGCTGCAGGAAAAGAAGCTCCTCGAGGAATACGAAGAGCAGAAGGAAAAAACGAGAAAAATAAAGCGGCAGAACGACGTCGAGGAAGGGAAGCTCATTGACCGCGCAGACGTCGAGAAGTGGCTGGCCGGGCGGGCGGGGATCCTCGAGGCGGGGCTGAAGCACTGGATCCAGAGCCGGGCGGCCGACTGGGTCCGGATGACCGGCGGGGACCTGAAGGGGGTGGGCGAGCTGATCAACGCGATGATCCGGGACCTGGACGAGCATATCAACGGCTACGCCGCGGCGAAGGAGTTCGACCTGGTGATCGAGGGGGAAGAAGATGAAGACGTATCGGTACAACTGGAAGAATAATGAAAAGCGGCGGAGCCTGTACGGGCGGAGCTGCCAGGTCCTGGCCCGGATGAAGATTAACAGCGCCCTGGTGAGGTTCCAAGACAACGGCCAGGAGGAAGTAACCAGCAGGAACGCACTAAGGAGGACGTCATGAAAAGAAGAAAGTGGAGAATCATTCCCAAGATTGAATACCATCATTGGGAAGAGGACAACACCTGCTGGAAGCGGTGGTTCTATTTCCAGCGACTATGGAGTGGCCGCCTTATTTACATAGGCATAAAAAGGCATCAGGTGTGCCTGGATTTCCGGCAGAGCTGGCTTGCTGATATGATTCCCGGAAGGTAGCCATGCCCATCCCCGTCCACATCGACCGATCGCGTCCCTGGCTGCCGGAGGCCCTCCGGGAGGCCGCCGGCACGGTGCGCCTGCGCATCGTCTTCAGCGAGCCCGAGAAGAAGGTTTTCCGCAAGCACAAGCGGATCCCCGTGAGCCGCTGGGCCGAGCGCTACCGCTACGTGACCATGTCCGTCCTGCCCGGGCGCTGGAAGAACGAGGTCACGCCCTACCTGGCCGGCATCATGGACGCCGCGTGGTTCCCGTCGGTGCAGACGGTCATCCTGTGCAAGTCGCCCCAGGTGGGCGGCACCGAGGCCATCCTCAACTGCCTGGCCTACGCCATCGACCGCGACCCGGGCCCCGCCCTGTGCATCTACCCCGACGAGCTGACGGGCAAGGAGAACAGCCAGGACCGCATCCAGCCCATGATCAAGGGCAGCCCCCGGCTGCGGGGCTACCTGACGGGCATCGACGACGACAGCTCGTCGCTGCGGATCAACCTGCAGCACATGCCCATCTACATCGCCTGGGCCCGCTCGGCGGCGCGGCTGGCGAACAAGCCGATCCGCTACCTGCTCTTCGACGAGGTCGACAAGTACGTCGACACGGCCGGCAAGAAGGAGACCGACCCGATCTCCCTGGGCGAGGCCCGCACGATCACCTACCGCTACAACCGCAAGGTCTGGAAGATCTCCACGCCCACGACAGAGACGGGCAACATATGGAAAGCGCTCACCACGGAGGCGCAGCTCGTCTTCGACTACTGGGTGCGCTGTCCCGCGTGCGGCGCCGACCAGAAGATGGAGTTCCGGCAGATCAAGTGGCCCCGGGCCGCCGAGCCGAGCCCGGACGGGAAGATCCACTCCGAGGACCCCGCCGCGATCGAGGCCGGACGGCTCGCATGGTACGAGTGCCCGCACTGCCTGGCGGCCTGGAACGACTACGAGCGCGACGCCGCCGTGCGCGCCGGCGGCTGGCGGGAGCGCGCCTCGGGCCTGAAGCTCTTTGAGGCCCTGCGGGCCCGGCGCCCGATGAAGATCGGCTTTCACCTGCCGTCGTGGCTCTCGCCCTTCGTGTCGCTCTCGGAGGTGTCCGCGTCGTTTCTGCGGGGCCTGTCCGACATCAACAAGTTCAAGGACTTTCACAACAAGCACCTGGCCGAGCCCTGGAAGCTCACCGTCCTCTCGGGCAGCGAGGAGACGATCCTGGCGGCCCGCTGCCCGCTGCCGGCGCAGACGGCGCCCGAGGAGACCCTGCTGCTGACCTGCGGGGTGGACGTGCAGAAGAACGGCTTCTGGTTCGTCGTGAAGGCCTGGGCCGCCACGGGCACGAGCTGGACGATCCACTACGGGTTCCTGGCGACGTGGGCCGAGCTGGAGAAGCTGATCTTCGAGACGGTCTACCCCGTGGCCGACACGGGCCGCACCGCGCGGATCTTCCGGGCCTGCGTCGACACGGGCGGCGGCGAGAAGTTCGAGGACATGACGATGACCGACGAGACCTATCTCTGGGTGCTCCGGCACCGGGGCCGCGGCGGCGTGGCGCTCTGGGGCACCAAGGGCGCCAGCTCGGCCATGCCCGGCATGCTCAAGCTCGGCGCCGAGGTCCTCATGACCTCCCGGGGTAAGAAGCTGCCGGCCGGGCTGCGGGTGCTCTCCGTCGACACGACGAAGGCCAAGGACCAGTTCCACTACCGGCTGCAGCTGGCGGCCGGCCCCGATACGCGGGAGCTGCCCGGGGCCACGTTCCTGCACGCCGGCACGGGGTCGGACTACGCGGCGCAGATCCTGGCCGAGGAGAAGCAGCGCAACGAGAAGGGGCACGAGGAGTGGGTGAACGTCCACCAGCGGCCCAACCACCTGCTGGACGCCGAGGTCCTGGCGGCGGCCTGCGTGGAGATGGAGTTTCCGGGAGGCGGCCTGCGGCTGATCGCCGACGCGATGAAGGCGAAGGGCCAGGGGCGAAGGGTCATCAGTTCAGGAATCAACAGGGAGGAGAGGCGATGAGCGGAGAAAATCAGGGCAAGGTCATCTTCAACCGCGACGAGATCTGCAAGGCCTACGGCTTCGGCAAGGAGACCTTCTACTGGCTGATCGAAAAAGGTGCCCCCATCAAGAAGATGGGGAAGCGCTACTTCGTCCACCGCGAATCCATGGACCAGTTCATCCTGATCATGAGCATGGAGACCCTCTCCCCGATGGAAGGGAAGCAGAAAAGGCAGGCCCGCTGAAACCCTGTCAACGACTTTTTCCGTCTTTTTCCGTCCGCGTGCGTCCGGCAGGTGCCCGCGGACGTCTTTTCCCGTCCCGCCCGATTTCCCCGTGTTAGCCTTCCACCACTAGCAACTCTCTCTGTCATCACCCTCTCTCCACGCGGGGGCCGGCCTGGTCAGCCGGTCCCCGCACAAAAAGGAGCGCATGGCAGGCATCACGCTCGCACAGGCTGAAGCGCAGCTGGCCCTCTGGATCGCGGCCGACACGGCCGTCGCCACGGGGCAGTCCTATTCCGTGGGCGGCCGCCAGCTCACGCGGGCCGACGCCCGCGAGATCCGCGAGACCATCATCTTCTGGGACAGCCAGGTCCGGAGGCTCTCGTCCGCCGAGACCTCGGGCGGGCGGATCGTCATCCGGGGAGGGACGCCGGTATGAGGGAGATCACCGTGCGCGGCAGGACAATCCGGGAGAACGCCGTCGACCGCGTCATCTCCTACTTCGCCCCCGAGCTGGCCCTGCGCCGGCTGCAGTCGCGGGCCGTCATGTCCGTGCTGGGAAGCTGGCCCGGCGCCTCGTACTCGCGCCGGCAGACCTCGCAGTGGAAGCCCTGGGCCTGGGACGCCGACACGGACATCGTCTTCGACCTCAACACCCTGCGCTCCCGCAGCCGCGACCTGGTGCGGTCGAACCCCCTGGCCGGCGGCGCCATCGAGACCAACCAGGTCAACGTGGTCGGCCCCGGCCTCTCCCTGCAGGCCCGCCTGAACCGCGACGTGCTGAACCTCACCGAAGAACAGGCCGACGCCTGGGAGTCGGCGGCGGAGCTGGAGTGGAAGCTCTTCTTCGATTCCCGCGAGGTGGACTGCGCCCGGACCCTCAACGGCCACGAGATCGCGAACCTCGTCTTCCGCTCGACCCTCGAGTCGGGCGACGCCTTCACGATGATGCCCCGGTTCAAGCGCGGCATGACCCCCTACCGGCTGCGGCTGCAGGTCATCGAGGCCGACCGGGTGAGCAACGAGAACGGCGCCGCCGACCGCTTCGACATGGTCCAGGGCGTCGAGAAGGACGCCAACGGGGCCCCGGTCCGCTACCACATCCAGGACCAGCACCCCGGCATGATGCTGCCCGGCTCGGCCGCGAAGCGCACCTGGACGAAGGTGGACGCCTACGGGGAGCGCACGGGCCTGCCGAACATCCTGCACCACTACCGGCCGCAGCGCCCGGGCCAGACGCGCGGCGTGCCGTACCTCGCCCCGGTCATCGAGCAGCTCAAGATGATCGACCGCTACAGCGAGGCCGAGCTGATGGCCGCGGTCATCTCCTCCATGTTCACCGTCTTCATCAAGAGCGGCACGGGCGAGATGCCCATGCCCATGCAGCCCACGGCGGAGACGGGTGCCAGCGCATCGGACACGGACCTCAAGCTGGCCGCCGGCGCGATCGTGGGGCTGCGGCCCGGCGAGGATATCGAGGTGGCCGACCCGAAGCGCCCGAACTCCGCCTTCGACCCCTTCTTCCTGGCCATCACCCGGCAGATCGGCATCGCCCTGGGGATCCCCTACGAGGTCCTCATCAAGCACTTCACCTCGAGCTACTCGGCCGCCCGGGCGGCCCTGCTGGATGCCTGGAAGCACTTCTCGAGCTGGCGCACCTGGCTCATCGCGAGCTTCTACCAGCCCGTCTACGAGATCTTCCTCTATGAGGCGATCGCCTCCGGGCGGCTGGCCGCCCCGGGCTTCTTCGCGGATCCGCTCGTGCGGATGGCCTACTGCGGGGCCCGCTGGATCGGCCCGTCGCCGGGGCAGATCAACCCCACCGACGAGGTCAGCGCGGCGGAGAAGCGCATCGGCCTGGCCCTGTCGACGCGGGCCGAGGAGACGGCGGCGCTCACGGGCGGGGACTTCGAGACGAACCTGCGGCAGATCCGCAAGGAGAAGGAGGCCCTCGAGAAGGCGGGCATCGCCTGGAGCCCCGGCACGAAGGCCGCGAGGGGCCAGGCGGCAACGGATCAGGAAGACGTCGACGAGAGGGACAGGAAGGAAATGGAGGAGCGCACATGAAGCTGCTCGATATCGTGACGTCGCCCTGGGCCATCATGCCCGAGAAGCTCGTCGAGATCCAGGAGATCTACATCACCCACCTGCGGGGCGAGAAGATCGACCTGGCCGGTGTCGAGGCGAAGCTGGGCCGGCCCCTGAACAACGAGCCCAAGCCCTACGAGGTCCAGGACGGGGTCGCGGTCCTGGCCGTCGACGGCGTGATCGCCAAGCGCCTCAACATCTTCCAGAAGATCTCCGGCGGCGTCTCCTCGGAGCTTCTGCGCCGCGACTTCGCCCAGGCCCTGGCGGATCCCGAGGTCCACTCGATCGTCCTGTATATCGACAGCCCCGGCGGGGCCGTGGACGGCACCCAGGAGCTGGCCCGCGAGATCTACGAGGCCCGCAGCGCCGGAAAGAACATCGTGGCCTTCAGCGACGGTTTGATGGCCTCGGCGGCCTACTGGATCGGGGCCCAGGCGCACCGGGTCTACATCTCGGGCGACACGGTCACCGTGGGCTCGATCGGGGTCGTGGCCCGGCACATCGACGTCTCGCGCTACGAGGAGAAGATCGGCGTGAAGACCACCGAGATCACCGCGGGGCGCTACAAGCGCGCCGCCAGCGAGTACGAGCCCCTCACCGAGACGGGGCGGCGCACGATCCAGGAGATGCTCGACCACATCTACGGGGTCTTCCTGGCCGACGTGGCAACGGCCCGCCCGCAGCTCTCGCTCGAGCCCGTCAAGCAGGGCCGCGAGGAGACGATCCCCTGGGCCGACGGGCGGCTCTTTTTGGGCAGGCAGGCAATCGAAGCCGGCCTGGTGGACGGTGTCTCCACCCTGGCCGCTGTCATAGACGACCTTTCAACCGATCCCGCCCGGTGGCTGGCGAAGGACGCCTGGATCCGGGCCACGAAACACAGCAGGAGGTAACCATGGAAAAACAGGAATTCACGGCCGAGACCTTCAAGGCCGCCTTCCCCGAGATCCACGAGGAGATCCGCCGCGCCGGGTACGACGCGGGCCTCGCGAAGGGAGTCGAGACGGGCAGGGCCGAGGGCTTCGAGGCCGGCAAGAAGGCCGAGCGCGACCGGATCCGCGAGGTGGAGGGCGTCTCCATCCCCGGGCACGAGAAGCTCATCGCCGAGCTGAAGTTCGACGGCACCACGACGGGCCCCGAGGCCGCGGTGAAGGTCCTCGAGGCCGAGAAGGCCCTGCGCGAGACGAAGCGGGAGAGCTTCGTCGCCGACGCGGCGAAACCCGCCCCGGCCGCCCCGGCCCCCGCGAAGGAGGACCCCGAGGCCGAGCTGGCGAAGCTGCCCCTCGAGCAGCAGGCCAAGATCCGGTGGGATCGCAGCCCCGAGATCCGCGAAGAGTTCTTCATGAGCGGCTTCGCAGGCTACCTGGCCTTCCTGAAGAACGAGAAGAACGTCCGCATCTTCGAGAAGAAGGCGGAGTAACACAGAACCATTCCATGCCAGGAGGTTTGAAAAATGGCACTTACCGCTGACACCCCCCGGGCCTACGAGCTCGGAGACATCAATGAACTGCCGGTCCTCGCGTCCCAGACGATCTACGAGGGATCGGCGGTGGGGATCTCGAGCGGCTACGCCCGGGCCCTCAACGACGGAGACCGCTTCGCCGGCTTCTGCCTCGAAAAGGTCGTCGAGTCGACGGGCGTCAATGGGGCGAAGACCGTGAAGGTCATCGAGAAGGGGAAAATGCAGGTCACCCTCGCGAGCGTGGCCGTCACCGACGTGGGCTCGAAGGTCTACATGAGCGATGACGGGACGTTCACCCTGACGGCCTCCCCGGGCGAGCTGGTCGGTCGTGTCGTCCGGTACGTCACGACGAACACCTGCGTCATCGAGTTCTACCCGACGGCCGCGTAGCCGTCCGCACATCATCCCAGGAGGTAAATCGAAATGGGAGCATCCACCCTTGGAAGGCGAGACATCATCGGCAGCTTTTACGCCGCCCTTGAGGAATATCTGGCATCGTCCTGGATCGGCGCGCTGTCGATGACGTTCCAGAGCGATCAGGACCAGGAAACGTACAAGTGGCTCGGCATGCCGCCGGCGCTTCGCGAATGGATCGGCGGCCGGCAGGCCAAGGGATTCCGCGAGAACGGCATCACCATCATCAACAAGACCTGGGAGTCCACCCTGGTCGTTCCCGTCGACTGGCTGCGCCGCGACAAGACGGGGCAGATCCGGATCCGCATCAATGAGATGGCGCAGCGCGCCGCCGCCCACAACGGCAAGCTGCTCTCCACGCTCGTCATCAACGGCAGCGGCACGTCGAGCGGCCTGTGCTACGACGGGCAGCAGTTCTTCGACGTGGATCACTCCGAGGGCGACTCGGGCACCCAGACGAACGCCCTGGTGGCCTCGGACTACTCGGACCTCAACGTCGGCACGGCGGCCAATCCCACCGTGGCCGAGATGAACATGGCCATCCTGAAGACCATCCAGCACATGTACAGCTTCAAGGATGACCAGGGCGAGGTCATGAACAGCGAGGCCAAGAAGTTCCTCGTCATGGTCCCCACGAACATGATGGGAGCGGCCATGGGCGCCGTCTACGGCACCATCATCAACGCCTCCACGGGCGCCTACGACAACACCCTGAAGAACGCCGCCTCGGCGGGGGACTTCAGCGTGCGGGCCGTGGTGAACCCGCGGCTGACCTCGACGACGAACTTCTTCGTCTTCCGCGAGGACGCGCCGGCCAAGCCCTTCATCCTCCAGGAAGAGGAGCCCCTGAGCGTCTCCGCCCTGGCGGAGGGCTCCGAGGAGGAGTTCAGGCATAACCGGCACCTCTACGGCATCAAGCGGATCTGCAACGCCGGCTTCGGCTACTGGCAGTACGCCTGCCAGTCGACCCTGAGCTAGTCAAGGCTCACACGAGGAACCGGGAGCCCGCCCGGTTCGAGGCCGGGCGGGCATCCATCAACGAGGAGAGGACATGGCCGTCTACCAGCTCATCTTCCGGGAGCCCTGGCCCCTGGGGCAGGAAATCCGCCACCCCGGCGAGATCGTTCTCGAGGGCGAGTGCCGCATTCCCGGCGCCACCCCGGAGAAGATCGCCAACGCCATCCGCTTCAACGCCATCCAGATCCGCGAGGTGCCGCCGCCGAGTTCAGGCGACCCGGCCGCAGATGCACCCGCGGTATCGAAGCGCAGGAGGTCGAAGTGAAGCGGCTCGTCGTCATGGGCTCGGCGCCGTGCCTGGAGCAGGACATGCACAGCTTGTTCTATGGCGTGGAAAATTTTGGGCTCAACGAATACGTTTCCTTTGACTTCTGCGCCGTGGGCCTCGACTGCGCCGAGCGATGGCTCGGCCGCATCGAGCACGCCGTGAGCTACCACCCCAAGGAGTTCCCCGCCTTCCGCGAGCGCCGCGCGCAGGCCGGGGGGAACCTGGACTACCTCCAGCACTCCCACGCCGCCGTTGCCGGCCTCGAGATCCGGGTGTGGCCCTTCTTCAGCCCCTCGGGCAGCTCGGCCATGCTGGGCGTCGAGATGGGCCTGGGGCTCGGATACGAGAGGATCGTCGTCTGCGGCTGCCCCCTGGACGAGAAGGGCTACCGGCGCTTCCAGGAGGGCTGGAAGGTGCGCCTCGAGACGATCAAGGACAAAACGCGCGCCATGAGCGGCTTCCCCCTCGAGCTGCTCGGCGCCCCGACGAAGGAGTGGCTCGGTGTGTAGGGACCTTCTCATCCTGGGATCCGCCCCGTGCCTGGCCGAGGACCTCTCGAGGATCCCGGCGCAGGGGCGCTACGACGTCATGGCGATCGGCCTGGACGCCGTGGACCGCTGCGCCCTTCCCCTGCAGTACATCGCCACGAACCACGTCGAGGACATCGAGCCCATCCGCCGCCGGCGGGCCGCCTTCGGCGGGAACCTCGACTACCGGCTCGTCTGCTACCGGCAGGCCCCCGGCG